ACCAGGTGTGGCATTATTCTATTAAACAGTGAATACACATTTTAATAGTATAAATACAATTTTATAAAACGAATAGTAATATGACAAACATTGAAAAATTTAAAATTGCTAATGAGCTATCTTTAGAAGAAGCCATTTCTATAATTAAGACAGTAGACATTAATAACTCTTCTGCGAGTCGGTCGTTTGCCGCACACTGCCAAAAGTTAATAAACACCTATTGTGATGAAAGTCTAAAGCCAAACGAACAACTATATCTGCTTTTGAATCCAGAAACAAATAGACATTGTCGTGTGTGTGGTGTTAAGTTAACAAGATTTTTTGGTCCTAGCAGAGGTGGATGGGGAAATTATTGCTCGATAAAATGCTCAACACAATCAGAAGAACGCAAGAAGAAATATGAAGAAACTTCACTAAAAAAATATGGGGCTGCTCATCCAAAAAAAAATGATACAGTCAATGAAAAGGCTAAGAACACAAATTTAGAAAGATATGGTCATGTGAGTAATTTTCATGCTCCTGGCTCAAGGGAAATAATATCCCAAAAAATAAAAAACAAGTTAAATGAAACGAAAGAGAAGATTAAAAATACTTGTAGAGAAAGATATGGCGTCACTACACCACTTCTTTCAAATAAGGCTTTGCAAAAAATCAAACAGTCTCATTTTAAAAGGCTTAAAGAGCGTGATAAGCTAAGAATAGAACATCTTAAAGAAGATGGGTTTGAGATAATAGAACTCTCAGATAACCTAAATCATAAGTGGAAGCACGAATGTGGGGAAATAATTCAATCGTTATCAGTGAATATTTCTTGCTCAGCGTGTAAGAAAGATTATCATAGAAGCAACATAGAGATAGAAATCTATGAGTTCATTAAAGCGATTAGACCAGATTTAACTATCATACACTCACATACTCCTTTTTCAGGAAATAAAAAGGAGGTTGATATTTTCATAGAAGAACTTAAATTAGGAATAGAAATCAATGGCACTTATTGGCACAAAGCGGAGTTTGATAATAGAGCAATGCTTGCTAAATCCGAGCAAGCAGAACAAAATGGGTTTCAATTGATTCATATTTGGGACAATGAGTGGAATGAGAAAACTAAAAGTTTTCTCATTTCTAAGATAAGTCATTCTAAGAAGGTTTATGCCAGAAATACCAACGTTAAATACATAACTACTAAACAGTCTAGAGAATTTTGTGAACTCTACCATAGACAAGGTGCAGCCGGGGCTGCACATCATATAGGGCTTTTTAATGACGATGAATTACTATCAGTGTTAACTATCGGAAAACCGAGATTTGATAAGAGTGCCGAATGGGAAATTATTAGACTCTGCACGAAACACCAACTAAAAGTAATAGGCGGGCTAAATAAGATGCTAGCGCATTTCCAGCGGGATGTTAAGCCATCATCTATTTCTACATATGTTGACAGATCGTGGGGAAATGGTGAAGTCTATAGAAAAGCTGGATTTGAATTAGTTAGAAAAACAGAGCCTGGTTACTTTTGGACAAACTCAAGTGGAATGGTCTTGTCTAGATATGAGTCGCAAAAGAAAAAGCTAGCGACTTTATTTGGAGATAAGATAGATTTAAGTTTGCCCGAAACCGAAATTTTAAAGCAACAGAAATTCTGGAAGTGCGAAAATGTCGGAAACTACTTCTTTATCAAGAAGTTTTAACCTATTAAGAAGGCTGCATTACCAAAGTTAACACCACCATTTCCTACCTCAAAATCTGCTATCTGCCTGAGAAGTTCAGTTTGCAGTTCTGCTGATCTCGAAAGAAGTTCAGGGCCATTAAGTGTAATGCCTCCATTAGGTCCAGGAAGTGTGCCATACTTAGATCTAATTTCGCCAAGCATCTCCATAACCTCCGATTGGGACCAAGCTTGCAGCCATTGCTTACACCATCTATCATAAAGAAGCTCTTGCTCTGATCTTTCCATCGCAACCTCTAAGACAACCCTTTCCTCTTCAACGTTAATGCGCCTTAATATAGTAAGTTGTCTAGACGGTTCATCCCATACGAATGTCAAGTTGCCAGCGAATATTTTCTCATACGTTTCTGAAAGCTGGTTCATCAAATGTATGGATATTACGTCAACGTTAGAACCTTGATATAGTTGATTAAAGAATGCTTGAGCGTATAATCCAGTTTCGGCAGATAAAGAGCTGATGCCTAGGTGATTAATTCGATGAATCTTTATCACGTTAACTATCTTGTCAGTTCCATCTCTAGGATCATTGAGGTAATAGACAGATTGTCCACGCTTAATAGTAAATGATACAAATTTATTTGTATACGCATTATCTGCTCTTCGTCTAAATTCATCTAGAGCATTGTCTATCGCGACGTTAAATTGCTCGTCAGTGAGTTCTGCACATACTTGTGGATAACCCATTTGATGTTTAAGCACCTTGATAAGTCTAAGCCGCTCGTCATAAGATCCGTCTGTGCCGATTCCTATCTTGTCAGTAGTGGGAGAACCTTCATTGTCTGTGTCAACCTTTATCCATTCATCTCCTGTCCATGCGAGTAAATCTCTTGTGCTTGTTTGATAGAAGAAATCACCGATGCTTGGAATAAACGGGTCAGCCTCGCCAAATAAGTTTTGGCCTATAGAAGCATTTACCCATGAGTCGTTTATGTTTACTTGAACAAGATCACTTGTTACATTAAACCAAGATCCCATAGTGTAAAGTTTTAATTCAGCTGTTATTGGAGCTGACACAGCTGGCTTTATAGTTAAGTGAACTATATCACCGGTGGTTGGTGATGCTGGAAGAGCGGCTGATGATTGAGCTGTTCTAAACGGCACCCAAGTAGAAGCCATCTTCACTCTAATGTTAGTCGAGTCACCAACAACCCATTGCGTTCCATCAAAAAATTTAAGTTCTCTTCCTATAGTATTATAAAAAATTTGATTTTTAGCAACAGGAGCTAGCTTTCCAACTGGTATGTTCTTTTGATTAGATTCAACCCACGCGCTTAAGGAATCATTCCAAATCAAGACAATATTTCTAGAAGAATCGAAATATGCTTGACCATTATACGGGTTATTTGGGGGTGTGGTATGTTTCGGGATAGAACCAGCGTAGGTCTCTGACTGCTTTTCAAACCTAGAAGATTCTAAAGGATAAGATTGTGTTCCTATCGTATAGTACTGCAGCACGCTTGAGGCTGCATGTATCGATGCATAGTAAATTTTATTGGGATCAACATTAGTAACTTCTACAGTAGTTTGATTTATATCATCGCCAAAGAAGCCATAAAATGCTGCTATTACGTGAGCCCCTCCAACTGTATCAACTGGACTAGTCCAATCTGTAGAAGCGCTGTATTTCTTTCCATCTTCAGGAAAATTCAAAGAGGAGAATTTCTCCTCACTTAACAATACAACTGCCCCGTTGTATGCTTTAGGTTGTAGAGGCAAAGTCCATGTTATTCTTATAGCCGTACTGCCGGTTTTTGTAGCGTTGACTGCCATCTGACGCCCGTCAACCCAGAGCTCATGTGTAGTTAATTGCGACGTGTCTGCCATGTAGAACTTCCTTCAGGTAATATATAACGATACATATATTTATAGTTAAACTATAAATACTTCTAAAGGAGTCACATATGCTAAACAAAAACGTTAAAGCTCTGCCGCACCTGTTTATGCCTGGTGAAACAATAGTTGCAGCTATAAAGAGTCTAAATATGTATGACGTAAGTAAAGATGAAATGAAGCAGCTATTAAAAACTTATGATCAAATAAACGGAAAAGCAGTAGTTAAAGCAGGAACGCGGGTGATGGTTCCTATCTTAGAACGACACTATGTAGAAGTTTTTAAAAGCTTAAGATCCAATATACTCTGATAACACATCAATCATCGCTTCAAGTTGAACCTTCTTTGCATAGAGGTCTTGAAGAGCTAGCGATACAGCATCTGATCCATGCGTTTTATAGAATTTTGCAGGTTGAACTTGTGTTATGTGAGTGATTGATGCTGAGACAAGACGATGTTCAGCGATAAGATCATCTAGATATTCCTTTGAAAACTTTTGCATATCTTTACTCTTCCTTTTTCTTTTCAAGAATTTAAACATTTTTTAGTATCTCGGTTGCCGCTAAAGCTATCCTAGAGTCCATTGGCCAAGATTTTTTATGAAAGCATTCATTTAAGTATGTTGCTTTATCAAGCTTGGATTCTGTATCTTTCTTCCAAACACTATTCATAGTTTCAATAAACCAACTTGGGATCTCTCCTTCTTTCCATTTTGCAAACTTCCACTTTTCACCAACGTAATATTGCATGTAAGAAATTACACTGTCCTCATGTTTATATTTATCTGGCATTGCCGGTGGAGGCTGAGTCATTTCTGCACATGGAATATTTTTTGGAGGAGCCTCCAAAAAGCTTACAATAGATTCAGTGCTATGTTTCTTTCCATATCTCCTAGTATACTCTGAAAGCATCTCTTTCAATAACATTACGTGCCACTTATAGTTGCTGGATGATTCCATGGTCCATACAGTAGACGGATGTTTCGCGTGTGCAACTTGGTAACACAGAGAATTTTCAACTACCCATCTATGGCGAAGTGTGCTACCATCATGGTAAGCACTTAAAATTGGGCGCTCCTCAGCAAAAAGCCAAAAGGTTTTGGACAGCATTTTCCCATCAGCGGGGCTCTCTGCTAAGCAGGTAGTCTTTTCACCATCTAAAAGTCTCTTTGCAGTTGAAAGCATCTGGCCTGACTCAAGAGGCATCTTGACAATGTGTCTATCAACCAGCCACTTTGCAATGATGGCAGGATCTTTATTTAAGTAGAAGACATTCATGATAGCCGTTAAAGTTCATCATAGCCAAATTTTAACATGAATGTATTGACAATGTAAAACAAAAATGGACTGCACTGCAGTCCATTTTCAAAGTTCATCCTCTATTCTTTAGGATTTACGTTTACTTTTATGCCTTTAAGGCTAGCCTACCCTTGAACGCTGGAATATTTTAAACCGGCGGGCCCGAGTTGACTAACGCAATTTGCCGCTAGTACCATGCATGCGATTTTCAAACAATTGATTGAGCGAATAGTATTTCGCTAAATTTCTGCTCTCATTTGTCTTGTTATCACCCTTAACATAATCGCCATAGTGCTTATGAATCATCATGTTTAGGAAATCTTTGTACTCTGGGTACTTGCTTAGTAAAGCAATGTCAGATTTATTTACGGGTTGATCTTGCTCATCCATGAACTGATCGGATTCATAGTGAAAGTGAAACTTTCTTTCAAGCTCTTTCCCTACTATAGGATTCATCTTCTTCACTTTGGGGAGAATTAGCGTATAAAGCTGTCCCTGAGATGAGTAGCGTTTATAGTTTGCGCCATCCTTTTCAGTAGTACACCATTTAGTTCCCGCGCCATATAAACAATTTGCTTCAAATGATTCGATTTTAATTGCTTTAAAGTCTGGCGTGTTAATCAAAAATTTTGCACCCTTGACCTTAATGTCAGCGATTTTTTCTGATTTAGACATTTCACCTTTATTGAGCTTAGCATTTATTTCGCCAATAGCGTCATATAAGCCGGTAAGATCTTTAAAGGAGTTGATATCTCTAACAGTTGCTTTTGCTTTGTTGTTAACATAAACTTCTAGGTCGTTCTTAAGACGATTAGAATCTTCATACTTAAACTGGCCGTTGGCGTACATTCTAGCAATGAAAACAATATTTGTTCCATTTTGTGGATCAATCTTTTTAAGCATATCTACGACTGTCTCGGCGTCAGTCGGCCCCCTGTATGATGGATCTGCGTCGGCGGCCTTTGTTAATTTATCGCCCATAGTCTTAACAACGAATACGCTTCTGTCTTCGTTGAGTATTTGAATTAACTTCATGTGTACCCCTTATCAATATTAATTGGTTAAAGTTATTAGTTAACGGCTCGTGTTAATAATCTTAAGCTATTTACTAAAGCCCTTTTTATTTATAAAATGTGTTATGTACTTTCAAAAAATCACATTCTCTTGATCATTTTTTCTACCTTTGACAATTTTCTATCGTACATTTTGCCCCATGATTTTACACTATTATAAAGATCTTTGGCTATCTTCTTCACTTTATCTACGAAAGTATCGATGCCTTCTTTTACTGTTCCGCCGACTTTGACTGACAACATTGGAGACTTAGGCTTAGCGATAGTAGTGGCTGCTTTCTTTAAATCACTTACCTTTTCGGTAAGTTCAGGCATAAGCTTTACAAGTTCTTCCACAACCTGTTCATAATCTACTTTAGGAGTAGGTTGAGCCAGTTTAGATAAAGTAGCTGTCATTGAAACCGTTTCTACTACACGTGTAAGTACTTCGTCTTCTGCATCAAAGTAAGATTCAACTAGCTTTTTAGTTTCTGCATTTAGCTCGTTTTTTCTTACTTCTAACTGTTCAATTAATTCATTTAAATTAGCATATTGTCTTGATAGCTTTGTGAATGCTGCAGATTTTCCTGACTCTAACTGCACTATGACTCTATCTATTTTTCCTTTAACTTCCTTTGTTGTGTATTTAAGATCACTTTGTCTGGCTTCATAAAGCTGAACTAATTCACGTACTAGCATACATGGTCTCCTAAGTTTAGGTTTCTTCAAATTATTATTTATTAAATTATCAATAGTTATGTTCAAAAATAAGCATCTATGCTTATAAATATAATATTGCCATATACTTTATAAGCTATGAACATCTACCAATTTCACACTAACCCAGAATCTCTTGACTTCTACGAAGAGCGGTTGACTAGAGTACCTAAACTCGCATATGAACACGCGAAGAGTTTAGATAGAAGATTCCCAGAGGGAGAGGCGGCGATAGCTAAAAGTGCAACTTATGCATACTGGTACGCTCTATTGTCCATCAAGGAAAAATTCCCAGCTGGAGAGGCGGCGATAGCTAAAGACGCATGGTATGCATATTTGTACGCTAGATACGTTATCAAGGGAAGATTCCCAGAGGGAGAGGCGGCGATAGCTAAAGATACAGAGTATGCATGTTTGTACGCTAGATACGTTATCAAGGGAAGATTCCCAGAAGGAGAAGCAGCGATAGCCAATAGCGAGTATAAAAACGAGTATGAAAGAGAGTTTAACGTAAAAATATGAACATCTACGAATATCACACTAACCCAGAGTCCCTAGACCACTACGAAGAGAGACTAACTAAAGTTCCTAAACTTGCATATGAACACGCGAAAAGTTTAGGCAGAAGGTTCCCAGAGGGTGAGGCGGCTATAGCTAAAGACGCATGGTATGCATATTTGTACGCCTATTATATCATTAAAGGAAGGTGGCCAGAGGGTGAAGCGGCCATAGCTAAAGATGCATGGTCTGCATTATCGTACGCTAGAGACTTCATCAAAGGAAGATTCCCTGAGGGAGAAGCGACAATGGCTAAAAATGCAAGGCACGCATATTATTATGCTGCAGACGTCATCAAAGGAAGGTGGCCAGAGGGAGAGGCAGCTATAAATACTGATGAATTTTTTGCGGATTTGTACGCTAGATTTTTAATAAGGCAAAAAAGATTCACCGACTAGTTTTAACCCAAAGTTTGTGCCCGCAGTCGTAGATCCTAGGAATTCTCAATTCCGACATAATTTGCTCTTCAGTTTTCCCTTCAGTCTCTATCCCGCGCCTTTTCAGCAGGTGTTTTTGGTACTTTAGGCGGTGTTCACGCTTTCCGTTTACCACATATGAATATCCAGGTTTAGTCACGTGAGACAATTTGAAATTGAGCTGCTCGTAGACCTTTCCAGTAGTGTATCGCTCGTCTGAAAAAGTTACAATACTTCCTTCGTGCCTTCGCTCAAAGAAAGATAGCATCTTAGACGCACCCCCGATAACCGTAACTCCGGTCTTAGTGCAAAACCTTGCGATTTCCCACTGGTGCGGTGACTTCACGAACGGCTTTCTAAAGCTCATCAAAGAGATCAACTCGCCGGAGTGAAACAGCCCAACATAGTGTTTTGCAGTGCAGGCCCTCTGAAGGTGGTGGTCGTCTAGGAATTTCCTTCCAACCTTAGACGTAACGTAGTCGACTGTGCACCGGCGCGCCTGAACTCTATCTGAAATTCCAAGCTTCTGCAGAATCATGCTTTTCACTACCTCAAACTGATTGTCTATTTCGTCTGAGAAAAAATGAAGCAGAGTAACGCCGGCGTCTCGAGCCGCCTGCGTCTTCTTCAAGTGGTAGTCGCTTGGCTTATAAAATGAACTGTGCCACCAAACGCCATTGACCTCTATACCTAAAGAGCGCTCTGGCACGAAGATGTCTATCTCCTGTCCCGCTAAAAGTTTTCTGTTGTTGACTTCAACTTTGAACCCAGCTTCACGAATAACTGAAATTATTTTTTCAGCAGTTGCAGAACTCCATCGATTACAGTCTGGGCATTTTCCAGTTGAATACGTTCCATGATGAGGTCTAACTATATTTCTAAAAATAACAGGATATTCGTGACCACATTCATTAAACCTTATGAGGTGGTGCGTGTCATGACGATTCGTGCTGATGAGCCCCGCATGCTCGTGAAGCTTGGGATCCAGCATAGACTTTAGCTCTTCAAAGTGTGTTTGACCCTTTTGCACGCGATGTAGTTTTTTACAATCTTCGCCACAAAATTTTGGAGAATAGAGCTTATTCTGCACAAGCTTAAATTTAGTAAATTCACCACACGCCTTACATTTGACTTGCGTTTGTGTACCAACTTTTGACATCAATCTATCAAATGTATTTTTCTTCTTAACAAGAAGCCTATCAGACGCTTCCTGCTTTTTCTTTTCGGCAATCAATCGCCTTTTAGTATTGCTATTATTTAGCTTAGTATCACACTGACAAATTGTGCAACCAATTTTTCTGTATCTTATATGACGCATAGTTGAGTTGAACACATGCCCATTAACACATGATAGAGTTAACCCAGTATCTATGGTTTCATAGTTGGTGGAGTTAGTGAACAAGCCGAGTTTGACTAGTTCTTCTTTAAGGCTATTCAATTTGTTATTTCGTCGATGTTGCACTTCACACGTACTAGAACAATATTCATAAAAGCGAAGTTTTTCAACGTACTCAGTAGGTGTACCACAACACTTGCATTGACCAAATCCAGCGGTACGCAGTGCCTTTATTTTAAAGGATTCATTTGATTGCCAGCACTCAATGAGCTCACGTTCTTGGAGAGAGAATTTTTTGTGAAGCGAAGCCTCCCTCAGTCTTCCAGCCTGGGCTATAGTTCTCTTTATGCTTTCAATGATCTCTAGTTTATTCATCTAGTGTCACTGTCTATTCTTCGTGTTTAATGTCATATACGTAGTTGATCGTGCCCGCATCAAATATCTGATAGAACCCCAACACTTTATTCCACTGCTCTTCAGATAAAACTTCACCCGCCGGTTTTCTTCTGCCATACCTGTGGTATCGCGTGACTAGATCGGTATAGGCGTACCCAATTGTGCTTTCAGAGTGAACTGTAAACCCATTTGAGAGGTAAACATTTCTACGTGGGTTCGTCCATCGCAGGTCTGCCCAAGAGTACACTTTATTCACACCCATGTCGTCAACGGCTCGCTTGAGCAGCTTAGAGAAAGCACCAGGCACTCTGCCTGCGGCAGCAAATCTAACCAGTTCTACCGCCCCATCTTCTTTACTCTGGTTCATTGAGACTCTCTTCTGCTGAAAAGTCATGACGGAGACAATTTCCCCTTCTTGTTTGAGGCCGAAGTTGAACTTGGTTCTCACTCCACCGCCCTGAAGATGGTGCTCATCTAGGAATTTTGCCGCTTCCTTAAAAGGTATTATCTCTACACTACACTTCCTGGCGTAAGCTACTGTTTTTTCTGCGCCAAGAAGGGCTAGTAGTCTAGACTTCGCAATATCCTGTTTCTGCAGCCACTCGTCCTCAAATATTTGTATTAGGTGTATGCCCTTGTCTCGGCAGAGCTCATACTTTAACCTATGCTTATTTTTAGGATAATCCATTGCACTAGAGTGCCAGTATAGGCCATTATACTCTATTGCAATCTTTCTATCTTTATCGTAGAAATCAAGCTCTAGTCCATTTGGTAAAACACCTTTACAGTGTCTCTCAAAGTTGAAGCCATTGGAGATCAAAAACGCGTTGATGTTTTCTTCCTCCTTGGAAGTTCCTTTTAGCGGTGGATAACAGGTATGGCAAATACTTGATCCCCACTCGTGCTTTTTAAAAGTTCCTATCTGTCTGACAATGTTTCCATTACACGTCATGCAAGTGACACCAATTTTTATTCTTTGATCTTCAATGAAGATGTTACAGTCTCGTGACCACGAACTGAGCAGCTCAGGCACCTCTTCGTTCAATCTATCCCACGTTTCATTTTTTCTTCTAGATGCCAGATCGCTTATGTGAGTGAGCTGACGTGAATACCTTTCAGAATTATCTTTATAGGAGGGTTTTTTATTTTCGGAATAATAGTGTTTTAGGGCTTCAGATAAGTTTCTTTTTGTCTGATCACTAACGTCTCGCTTTCTTCCTATGTTAGACTCTCCAGCTTTAAGAGCGTTTTTTGCGCTCGCAGCCTGCTGCGCTTCAGTTCTTATCTGTGGGTTATTTTTTAAGGTTTTACTTATCTTATCACGCGTTTCTTGCTTCCTGGGTCCTCTACTTTTTACTGCTAGGCCAAGCTTGGCCTTAGTGTCACTAGATGCTCCCAGCGGCCCATCAGGATATTTCTCGAGATACTGCTCCTTAGTCAAGGAGTGACGCTTCATTAAGTGCTGCGAATCTATTTTTTTAAATTGCTGTAGACAAATTGGACATGTTATCATGATGTATTATACCTTTAAACTATATGTTTTATTTATAATCAGTATAATATCACAGAAATAAAAAAGCCGCCCTAGGGCGGCTTTTTAAGATATACAGCGAGTCTCTAATTAGACGAAGCTGAGGTTAGCTACGCTGATACGACCATAGTAATCAGCACTGTTACCAAGAGAAGTAGCAGTATTTGTGAATGTAGCCTTTCCATAACGTGTCATTAATGACACATGTGGGTTGAAGGTATTAGGATCAACCACAACCCCAGAGCTCATTAGAGGCACATATGGGCAGTAGAAGTAGCCTGAATCCATCTCACCAGAACCACCCTTATAGCCAAGAAGAATTGGCTCGGTGCCCTGATCGTGATAGATGTAGGTGTATACCTTGATTGAACCGTTTAGTATACCAACAAGCTTAGTGTTGTTAGGACCTTCGAATGAACCAGAAACAGCAGGAGCGAAGACTGACTTAGCAGCTGACTGTAGTACTGATACAACTAGAGGTGAAACAACGATAAAGTTGGCAGGACCGCGACGGGTCTTACGTGCGATTTCCTGAGCAACCTTGTTGATTAGAACACCTAGAACAGCGTGGCGATCGCCGACGTAGTTAGGAACACCAGTGAAGGTGCCAGACATGTCGAATGACTCGGTTGTTCCAGCTAGAGCGATAAGGTCATTGATGATTTCGTTGTCAATTTCTGAAACGATAGCTGCAGAAAGTGATGAAGTCATTTCTGACTCTAGATCTAGACCATGAGAGGCCTTAAGATCTTGCATTGACTCAGGTGTCCAACGAGCTTGTAGCTTACGTGAACCAGCGGTAACAGTCTGCTTCAAGACTTCTAGGGTCATTGCGCGACCACCGAAAGCTTCAAAGTCAGATGTTGATGCAGCTACACCAGTTGATGTACCAGCAGCAGGACCACCAGCAGGAGCTGATGCGTCAGAGGTTGAGTAGAAACGCTTTGTCTTGCTGTTGTTAGCAAAAACTTCTGTACCAGCAAGGATGTCTTCGCTAGTTGCTGAACCAAGGGTACCAGCACCAGGTGTTGCGTCAACACTTTCTGAGTATAGGAAGCGTAGTGAGTAAACAAGAGCGACAGGGCCAGCCATTGGTTGAACACCAACAAGCTCAGTTGCAATTGTGCCGGGGATAATACGGCGGATCATAGGGATAACGATCTTTTGGAAATTGCCGATCGCGCCAGCAGTGTTAGTGCCTGTGTCTGCTGTTTCCTTAAGATGCTGCATTTGGCTCTCTAGAACTGGAGCGAGAATCTTCTTCTTGCTTTCGCTGAGACCCTCTAGCAGGATATCCTTTGTTTCTTGCCAATTTTCATATAGTTCCATTAGATTCTCCTTTTGAACTAATTATTTGGTCATACCGGCAAGTTTCTTTAGATGAGCATATTTGTCACCTTCAGATTCTTGTACGGAGTGAGTCTCAGTTGACTCGTCACCAGTTACGACTACAGATCGAGCACTCTCGCGTAACATACGCTGTTGTGCGCGCTGCTCTTCTGCTTCTGAGCTGTCTGAATGATTATCTTCTTTCAGAACACGCCCAATGAAGTTGTTAAATGCCTCTTCAAGTTTATCAGTATCAACGCCAGATAAAACGAATTTCATCTGTTCACGTTTTCTACCACTTAAAGGTGCAAGAATTTTTTCCATTTTTGATTCACGAACAACTTTAGCATTCTCTTCTTCAAGAGCAGCTATAGTATTTTCAGCGTCCTCTAACTTTTCAGAGACCGCTTTAAGCTGTGATTGAGTTGAATCTTCATCAACATATGACATGTTGAATTCAGTAGCAAAAGCTTCAAAGATCTTACGACCAAATTCGTTCTGCTTTACGACTTCTAGGTCTTCACGAAGCTCTAAGAATTCTTCTTGAAGACGAAGTTCGAAAAATGCATCAATCTTATCAACAAGCTGATCAAGTTCTTGAGAAAGCTGTTCAGCCATAGCGCGTTTCTCTTCAACGATTCTTTCAGCATATTCTGCCTCAAGATCGCGGAAGCGTTCCACGTCAAGCTTTAGTTCTTCAATTTCTTCTTCAAGCTTTGTTGTTACATATGTGTCAATGCTTTCAATCAGAGCGTCGCGTTCGTTAGCCCACTGTTCTGCGATTTCAGCTCTTACCTCCATGGTAACTTCTTCTCTTACAGTAGTTTTATACTGCTCGACTGAAGCTTCCCACTGGGTAGAGATTTCCGCCTTAGCATCTTCGCTTAACAGCTCAGAGCTTAGCAATTTCTGAAGGATCTCATCCATGCAGTTCTCCTTTATATATGATTTGAGTTTATTGAAATTTAATTTCAATGGCCTTTTGAACTTTAACGCGTTTGTGAAATAAACGTACAAACAAGCGAGAAACGTACAGTAGTATTTATAAAAGGGCGTTAAAATTCATTAAAAAATTTATCTTTTTAGAAAAAAAACATTCAAAAATTATTTACATCATCTTGATGATCATTATCATTATCATCAAGATCAACGTCAAGATCATTTTCAACAAAATCAACTTCTCTAGAATTAGAC